GATGTCAACTACGACAAGTTCGAATCCCGAGCCTTGTCCGCTGAAAAGTACGTGTTCCTAGAACAACTTGCCGGATCGACTCCGCATATTCTGTACTCGAACCGGCCTACGATTCAGGTTGTGGTGTACTGCACCGACGCGGACGATTACACGGGCAAGAACAAGTCGCTTCGGGTATCGTACGATATCCAAGCCGCACTCGAAGCGGCAAGGGGCGTGCCCTTTTCTGAAGGGGGCATTCATCGGGTTATCACCCGAGTAGATCCGAATCGTCAAGATATTGGCGGTTTACCGTACGGTTGCGGCCGGTCCGTTGCTCAGTACGATTTCATACTCTCCAATAAAAGTCACTGGGGCGTATCGTGATCAAGTATTGTCACATATACCAGTGCACGAAATCGCACTACGCAAAGGGTTGGTGCCGAAAACACTACCTTCAAATCAGGAAGCAAACGGGTGCCTCCACGTGCACCCTGGAAAGTTGTACTCGCCCTAGGTACAGTTCCGGATTGTGTCTAACGCATAAAAACATGAAAGAGCGAACCGGAGTCCTTACCGAACCTGTTCGGGGAAAGGGGCATTCCGCGTCGTTCCTGGATCCTGAAGGGTACCGTTTCGTTAAACGATTCGGTCGTTGGGTTCCGGAGCATCGCTGGGTTATGCGTCTGATCCTAAACCGGGAACTTCTTCCGGGTGAGAACGTGCATCACAAAAACGGTGTGCGGGACGATAACCGACCCTCGAACCTGGAGTTATGGGTCACAACCCAACCAACGGGCCAACGCCCGAAGGATCTTTGCGATTGGGCCGAGAAAATACTTAAACAGTATCGGCCAAAATCTCTCAGAAAGGACTGACCTAATGGCTCTCAATGACAACGGATATGTGCTCCCGAGTCGAATTGTTGTTTATACGAACGCCGTCGATGCTGTAGCCCCCGCCGCTGCCAGCCTGGATACTCCGGGCGGGTCCTGGGTTATCCGTGGCCATGTCGGTGACGAAGAGGGTAACGGTGCCCCGAGTTTCACCCGTGAGGGTGGGGACGTCACGACCAAGGGATCTATGACCAAGCGGGCCATCCGCCAGGTTGTGGCTCCGGTCGTTTCCGGTGTGGACATGGACTTTACCCAGTTCACCCGAGAAATCCTGTCTCTGTACACGGGCACGACTGGTGGCAACGCTGCTGGCTCGTTCCAGGTGGAAGGGTCTTCGGATGGTGGCACGACCAAGACGTCTCTCCTGATCGTCTGGGAAGACGGTGCCGAGCGTGTCGCGCTGTACGCACCTAACGTGTCTTGGACGGGTCGGGACAACATCGACACCGACTCGATCGAAGACGCTATCGCGGTCCCGGTTCACGCCGGATTCCTGGACTCGACGACCTTGACCGGTCCGTCGGGTAAGCCGCTTCGCTACACCTGGATCTCGCCGGACCTGTTCCCGAGTTCCTGACCTCATGATCGGCCCGGACAGGGAGTCATGGCCCTGTCCGGGCTCTCATCTTAGGAGAGTCATGCTCGTTTTATCGCCACGCCCAGGGCAACGTATTTGTACGGACTGCGGCGGTATTCGGGATGCTGAGAACTGTGTCAAAAACAAGAACTTATGCCGGGGTTGTTCCCGACAGAGGAACAATGCGTACCATGACAAGAACAAACACAGGATCAATGAACGTAAAGCACGAAACCGTCTGAACTATACCCGAATGCGCAGGTTGGATGAACGCGTCGCAATCCGAGGTTTACGCGCGGACAACTACTCCCGTGAAGAGATATTTAATCGGGACTCGGGTTTATGCGTTCATTGCGACAATCCCGTGCGGATAGAAGACATGCACTTGGACCATCTGGTGCCGCTGTCTTGGGATATAGAACCGGATTACCATCCCGGTGACACAGCTATAAACGTAGCTGTCAGTTGTGTGCGATGCAATTTATCCAAGCACAACCGTCGAGCGGACTGGACGCGTATGCGTGCCAATATCCGCTACCCATGACCGACAAATAGGAGAATCATGACTGGCATTGCTTACACCGCGCTGCTCGAAGAGGCCGAGCGCGAATATCCTTCGTTCCCGATTCAGTTTCCGGATGGCACCGAAATCCGCCTCCGTTCGAGCCTGGATCTAAACGACGAAGAGACCCAGGAACTTTCTGAAATCCAGACCAAGCTTTCGGAGCTTGACGAGTCCTCGAATGTCTCTGCTCTCCGGGCCGAGTTCGTCCGGGCCTTGGTCCTTGTCTCGGACAATCCCGAGGCGGCTCAGGCCAAGCTGGGTGAGGCTCCGCTGAAGGTGCTTGTCGTCCTGTTCAAGAAATACAGTGAAGGACTGGGCGGAGCCGCCAAAAGTGAAGGGTCTAGCCCGGATCCTAGCTGAGCATGAACCGGCTTTGACTGCTGACTTCCAACGGGAATACGGGCTCCGGCTTGTCGAGGCAATCCGGACCCGGACCCTAGCCGAGATCGAAGACTTGATCGTATGGCTCCCCAAAGAGTCCGCGTTCAGGGCATCGTTCTCGCCGGGGGATTCTGCACAGAATTGGTCCTGGTCTGACTCCGAAGAACTCTTGCTACTTCTCGCCAATATGGTGTCGGTACAGACTCACGTGGTCCAGCAAGTCAATTCCCCAAAGAAATTGCCGAAACCGGATCTGATTCAGAGCCCGCGAACACAAGGCCAGAAGCCTTCCCGAGCCGACGCGGATAACCAGGCTAGGGCGATGCTTGCCGCGATTAAGCGGAGAAAGGCTATGTAATGGCGATCGTGGGTGTGGCTTCGGTCAAGGTCACGCCGGACCTGAGCGAGTTCCGGCGTGACCTGAAAAAGGGTCTAGAAGCTATCCAGACAGACTTTACGGTTAATGTCCAGGCCAACACGGACAAGGCTAAGGCCACGATTGAGCGGTTCATCGCTTCTCAGTCGGGCAAGGACATCAATAAGAGCCTAGACGTGAACACAGGCAAGGCTCGAAAAGAACTTGCTGAGTTCCGAGCCAGCCTCGACTTTAACGCTGCGCTAGCCAAGGTCCGGACCGGGTTGACGTCCGTAACCAAGGCGGGGCTTGGATTCGCCAAAGTGTCGGCCCTGTTCACGGCTGTACAGCTCGCTGCGGGTACACTCGGCCCTCTCCTGACTCAGGCTGCGGGTGCGGCGGCTCTCTTGCCCGGAGCTTTGCTGATCGCGGCTTCGGCAATGGCTGCAATCAAACTAGGTGCGGACGGAGCCAAGCGCGCGTTTGAAGGCTTGACTCCCACGATCAATAACTTGAAAGCGGCTGTATCCAAGTCGTTCGAGCTTGCCCTGATCCCGGCCGTGAACAATTTGAAGCGGACCCTTCCGCAATTGACAACGGGGTTCCAGCAAATCGTCACGGCCATGGGCGGGTTCGTGACCAAGGCTACGGGACTTCTCAGCACTGCGAACGGGATCAAATCTCTTCAGACGATCCTGGTCAGCACGAGCAAGACGATCAGCAATATCGGGTCGTTCTTGGCTCCGGTTATCGCTGGGTTTGTCAACATCGGGGCCGTTGCGGGTCCAATCATCGCCCAGCTTACTTCCGGTATCGGCGCGGCCGGGCAAGCATTCTTGAAGTTTACTCAGAGTGCTGAAGGCATTGCCAAGATCCAGGAAGTCATCACTAACGCGATCAACGCTATCCGGCAGATTGGTCAAATCCTGGGTCAGGTCTTCGGGATTGTCGGGAAGATCTTCTCCGGACTGGCTTCGGGCGGAGCCTCGCTCGGCTCCACATTGCTCCCGATCCTGACCTCGATTAACGACGCTCTCGGCTCGGCCGGGATGCTGAACGCGCTCGGCCAGATCGGAACTGCACTCCGGACTGTCGGAACGGTGGTCGGTGCGACGCTCGGCCCTGTCGTCAAGACGGTTCTTCCGCTTCTGGGTCAGGCTTTGCAGGCAGCGACTCCGGGTTTGGCTGCTCTCGTTAACGGGTTGGGTCAGCTGATCCAGGGTGTTGCTCCTGCATTGCCCGCGATTGGACAGCTCGCGTCCGCGCTCGGCCAAGGTTTGGGTGCGGTCGCTTCCGCGCTCGGTCCGGTCCTGGGCAAGCTCGCGGAAGTCTTGGCGGGAACTTTGGCCGAGGCGATTCCTCCGCTAGTTCCGGTCCTGATCCAATTGGTCCAGGCTTTCGGCAGGATCCTGACGGCGGTTGTTCCACTGATTGGCCCGATCGTGGCTCTCGTCTCGGCCGCACTTCAGCCGGTATTGGCTGTGATCACGGCTTTGCTGCCACCGTTCGAGACCTTGATGAACTCGATCCTGACCGCGATTCAGCCGCTGATTCCGCCATTGACGGCTGCGTTCCAGCAACTAGGTCTGGCTCTGGCTCCGTTGGCTACGGCTATCGGAAATGCGCTGGTCCAGGTGTTCCAGGCCCTAGCCCCGATCCTGCCCTCGCTGGTTCAGGTTGTGATTAGTCTGGTCCAGGCGTTTATCCCGCTGATCCCGGTGATCACTTCGACGATTCAAGTCGTGACTCCGATCATTGCATTGTTTGCTCAGATCGCGGCTGCCCTTATCAATTTCCAGCTGCAAGCTTTGAAGCCGTTGATTGATTTGTTTGGGCAGGGATCTAAGGCTATCGGTCAAGCAATGACGGATGCCAACTCTGTGATCCAGCGAGTAGTGAGCGCGATAACCGGTCTGTTCTCAGGACTGGTCGGCCGAGTTTCGTCCGCATGGAGTTCCATCACAAGCAATATCTCCGGTGCGGTCAGCAATGCCCGGGAAGCTGTTGTGTCCGGGTTCAACGCGGTTGTGTCCTTTATTGGGAGCATCCCCGGCCGAATCTTGGGTGCGCTCGGTAACGTAGGCGATATCCTGATCAGAGCCGGTCAGAGTATTATCGACGGGTTCCTGAGTGGTCTTAAATCCGCTTGGTCGTCCGTGACTGACTTTGTCTCGGGAATCGCCGGGTGGATCGCGGACCACAAGGGTCCACTAACCGTTGACGCTCGGTTGCTGATCCCGGCAGGCAATGCCATCATGGGCGGTCTCCTAGGCGGTCTTCAGGACGGGTTTAAGCCCGTTCAGACGTTCGTGGACAGCATGGCCGAGAAGATCCAGGGTAGCTTTGCCGGAACCGGTACAAACCTGTCTACGAACCTATCAGGGGCTCTTACGGGCACAGTCCAGGCGGCGGCCGAGATCCAGCAAGCCCCGATCAACATTACCGTTCAGGGCGACAAGGACGGGCTCGCCGACTTCATTAACGTTCAGGTTGATGAGTCGAACCGGAATACACGTCGATTCGTACTCGCCAGGAAGGGTGTGACTACGTAATGGCTCTAACCCTGACTAGCGCGTACAACGATGATATCGGCCGGGTTCAGATCACCATTTCGGGTGCTAATACGGATGCGGACTACGCCAAGGTCGAGCACTCGCTTGACCAGATCACGTGGAAGTCGATTCGTGGTGGGGACACGGTAACCCTGATTGCCGGTGCCGGACACGTAGATCATTACGATGGTTTCGTGTTTGGTGTCACGAACTATTACCGTGTCTCTACCTTCGATTCAGCTCTGGTCCAGCCGGTAGCGTCGGGTGCGTATACAACGGCGAACAACGCCACGATCGCGCCTCCGTTACCGGCCGGTCTGGTTGCAGGTCACATGATGATCGCTTACGTCACGCACCGGAACACAGCCGCGACGTGCAATACCCCGACGGGTTGGACCGCCGTGGCGGGTGGTGACTCGCACATGAAGGTGTTCTACCGGGTATATGTTCCTGGCGATACAGCCCCGTCATGCACCTTCTCCGGTGGCTCGGCGGGAGACTCGTGTTCCGGGTTCATCTCGGCCTACTCGAACGCTAAGGCACCGGTTCAGGGCGCGTTCCAGGTCAATGGTTCGGCTCAGGACGTGGCCTATCCCGGCGCGGCAGTGACCACACCGAACCCGGTTTGGCTTCTGCACGAATGGAAACAACAGACCGGTACCGGAGCTTCGTTGCCTGCTGGGTTCGGTGATCCCAAGGGTGGGTTCAACACGGCCGGTGCCAACCCGGAGTCAAACA